AGGAGATATTGGCCCTTCATAACCTTCTCCACGTCACTCATCTGCTGACGGAAACGACGCCACACCCGGGTACGACGGGCCTTGGAATGGCCGGGGTAGACCAACATCTGGCGCTGCAGAAGCTGGATCAGGTGCTTCCAACGGTCTGACTGGTTCTTGGCGTCGGAGTGGAAGGGGATGACTTCAGTGCGGGAGCCGAGCAACCGGGCCAGGCGGTCGGCTACGGGACCACCCATGCCCTGGGCGTCGACTCCCACGTGGGAGATGTTATACGGCTCCAGAAAGTCCATGATTTCGAAGTACTGCTCTTCGAAGTCGGTGTTGTGGATCTCCAGCCAATTGAGGATGCGGTGCTCGCGGTAACCAGCGGGATCGGGGTGCTCCCAGTCCACCCAGCACACCGTGACCACGGTGGAGTCCTTCACTTTGGCCGGGTCAACGCCCACCACCACGGGGGTGCGGTGCCACGCCTTCACCAACTGCATGCTCTTGTCGGCCAGCATGTCGAGGGCATCCTCGGTGATGAGCATGCCCCGCTCCAGCATCCACTTGAGACAGTAAGACATCTGGAACTCTTCCGAGTCCTCGCCCAGGCGCAGCTTCTCTTTGTCGATGAACTTCTTGTAGGCAGGGTTATAGCGTGATACCACCTTATGGTCGTATTCGAAGTGGTTCGACCGTTTGCCCCGCTGGCGGCGCTTGTTCAGGTTGATGGCCTTGTAGAAGTCGCCCTTGTTGAAGCCAGGGGTGCCGATCTTGACCATCGTCCCGGCGTTGGCGGCGAGCATGGGGTGAACACTCTTGCGAACGACCTGCTCATCGGCCTCTTGGGCCTCATCGATCACGATGATGTGATAGGTGGAACCTTCGATCTTGGCCCTCGGGTTGGCGGTCTGTCGACGGCAGTACGACCCGTTGGAGAGGCGCAGCACCCGGCTCTTACCGTCCACCTTCTCATCGATCTCAGGATCAGAGAGGATCTCCAAGGCCCGGGGACTGGTCAGCCGAGACACAATACGGCTGAACACCAGTTCAGACTGCTCCTCGACGGGAGCGAACACGCCGACCCACAAACCGTCAGTGAACTGCTCCAGCACGGGATAGGTCTTCGCCAGGATGGGGAACAAGATCATGCAGCCAGCCAGGGTGGTGGCGACCACTTCGCTCTTGCCCGACTGGCGAGCCATCAGCCCAGTGATCTCCTCGGCGTCGTTGAGCACCAAGGACTCGATAACCCGGTATGACATCGTGGCCTGGTAGGGCCGAAACGTCTTGCCCCACAGTTCTTCGCAGAAGACAATGGTGCGCTTGACCAGTTGATCCACGAACCCGGCCATGTCGGGATCGAGGTCTTCGAAGACCTCTTCGTCTTCGCCCTGTTCTTCGGCCTCCTGTTCAGCCTCCCAGGCGTCGGCTTCGGCCTGTTCCTCTTCGTTCAGGTCAAAGCCCAGGTCAACGATCTTCACCACAGGCCCAACATACGCCGAAAGCCCGCCCTCGTGGGGCGGGCCTTCAGACCTTCATCACCACTACCCCTACGAGGCACCACCCCCGTAGAAGGAGACACTGTTCAAGGCGTCCTCCCCACTATAGCTGGTGAGTCAACGTTTCTGCGTCCTTGCGCCCGATTTTTTGGTCACTCGGGGGATTGTCCGCCGCCGTACCTCCAGGGGCGCTTCGGCCTGGGCGGCAGCCTCGGCCTTGGCCGCTTCTTCGAACGATAGGAGGGTCCGCTTGACCAAAGCCTGGTATGGCTTCACCCACTGCTGGGTTCTGGTCTTGGCCGTCAGTATCTCCATCAACCACGTGAACGAGCCTGAGTCCAGGTACACCGTGTAGATGGTGTCGTCAACGGGCGTACGCTCCAGCGCCTTTTTTCTACGTTCACTCACTCGCCTGTTTACGCCGGTTCTCGTAGTAATCCTGAGAAATCTCGACGCAACGGTCGCCCAGACAGCCCTTCTGGCGTCGATACAGTGAAGCGTGGGGACAGTCCGTCGAGTCAATGTCAGGATCGACGCCGCAAACGTGAGCCTTGAACACCACCACAGGCAGCGCCTTACGGCCAGGGCGGTGTGACTCAAGGGTCTCCACTCTGGCCTCCAGACGGGCCAAGCGAGTTGTCAGATCTGTCTCGGACATTGTCACTTCAGTTCGGTAGACAAGGGCGGCACGACGCTGATCTGCCACACCAACCCGCCCGGAGCCAATCCGTAGAGGATCCCTTCGGCGTTCACGCTGTCATCTTGCCAGGTCACAGAGTTACGCGTACGGGTCAGATCACGAAACGCTTCGATGAGGTTGAGGGCGCCATCCACGTCGGTGGCCTCGTTCGACCGCACCATGTCCAACGCGTGGACGTTGCCGCTACGCAACTCGACGGTGTAATGGGAAGACGGCACGGGCCACTCCAGTGGTAGCTCTAGTTGTTCGTACTGTTCAGACTTCATGTGTCAATGATACGGGATCTTTGATCATTTGACAACCTGCCGCTCACGCAGCACCTGGATCGAAGTCAAGGCGATCCACATCTGTGCCTCCATCTCGTCCAGCAGCCAGCCAGTATCGTTCGTAGGTGCGGTCAGGCCCGCGAAGCACTGAGCCGTTCTCCCCATCGCCGCCTCTATCGCCAGGTAGATCTCCTCCGAACTCATCCGTTCGAAGCGCCCAGTCGTAGGCAGACGGGGCGCCTTCGGTGTCTTCTTTCTCCTGATCACGACCCCAGTTTCCGATCTCTTCGGGGGCCACTTCAATCCCCCACGGTGTCACCTCGGGTCGATACCGAAAGACACCGACGTGGAGCCAGTGACGATGTGACACCCGAAGGCGGAAGGCCCAGTACGACTCCCGATACGGTGGTAACACCTCGTTGAGGGTGGCCCGGGAGAAGAACGTCCTGTCGGGAGCGTTCTTCTCGACACCCCAATACACCGGTATGCCGTGGACGAGAATCATGGGGCGGCGATTCCCGGCCGTGACCCATCGACCGTTCGATACTCCCGTTCGGGGGCGCTCAACCCGCCGAGCATCTCCGCGAGCGTCAACGCCCGCTCGATGTCGAGCAGGTTGGTGTGGGTGCCGAGCGTGTTCAGCTTGAGCCGACAGATCAGTTCGCGGAACAGTTCCTCGGTCGTGGCGAGACCAAGCGAGGGTTCCCCTGGCTGGTCAGACATGCTCGCCCCCATCCGACGAGGGAGGGATTTCTTCATCAACCTTCGTCACCAGATTCTCGATCTTCGCCAGCCGTACGGCGACCTCGGCCATGTGGACGGTCACCTCACGCCGAAACTCGTTGACCCGCCCGATGAGGTCGTCCAGCATCTGGATGATCCGATCACTCTGCTCGTCCAGGTGAACTTCGGTCATGGTTCCGGCCAAAACTCGCCGCAACGCCAACAGCCCAGGACAATCTGTTTACGCCACCAGTGTCGCCACGGACGGCGGTAGTACGTGGTGAACAAGTGATTACAGGTCACGACAGCAGCGCCCGCAGATCGTTGGCAATCATCCGGGTGATGCACGGCCACGAGCCATCCGACGGGAAGCACATGCGGCAGCCGATGGGGTCTTTGCCCGCGTCCTTGGCGAGATCGCTCACCCAGGTTGGCGCATGCTCCTCGTCCAGTTCCCGCACGGCTTGTGTCACAGCAGCCTTCCACAACGGCCACTGAGGATGCTCGCCGCAGTTGTGCGACTCGGTGCAGTCGTCGTGTCGGCCCTCCGGCTCAAACTCGATTTCACTCGGAAACGCGTGAGGACCGTCCTCGGTGTTCAGACGATCATTGATCAGCCACCACTCCAGACCTCGCTGTTCCCACCGTTCATCTGGCCCGGCATCTCCCTCGATAGTCATGTCCGCAACTTCGATCCGATGCCCTTGCGCTTCTCGTTGGAGGGCACCTCGGCCTCGGTCTCGTCCATGTATTCGAACTCTTTGCCGTTGAGCGTCGAGTTGACATACTTGCCCTTGGACGCCACCCGGGCGAAGGCACGATATCCCTCGTAATCGACACCGCTGTAAACGCAACCGTGGCCGATACCGTTCGTCCACTGCACCTGCAGGGCGCGCTGCAGATGGTCGAAACGAAAACGAGCCACCCGGGTGGAGTTGGGCGTCTCGATCCAGGGACCGAGATCATGCTGTCCACCCGCCTCAACACCAGCGTTGATCTCTTCGGCGGAGAGCGCCTGTACTTCCTGGGGCATCCCCGGATTGGTGGACGCCTTCGGACCTGACGCCTTCTTGGCTGCTTTTTTAGCTGCGGCCATCGGATGGCCTCCTCTTCGGACGGTTCAGAGCGTAGCGAGCGACGAAGTAGACGGTCGCCCACACCATGCCGATCCAGAACATGAGGGACAGCAGGAGGATCACGCCTGTCACTTACCCCGGAACCCCTGCTGGAAGTTGCGACGGTTGGCCGCAGTCGAGCCTCGGACCTGAACGGTGGGCGTGCGCTTCACCACTCGCTTCTTAGTGGCCTTCTTGATCGCCTTGACGGCGGACACCCGATTCAGCCCCGCCTGGGCCACGGCCAGATGCTGTCTCAACAACTCGTTCTCCTGGCGCAACTGCTGCACCAGGGAGAGATGTTCGTAGAAGTGGGGGTCGGACATGACCGCCACGACAGTACGGGCGACGATCTCGGTGACCCGATCCGCATCAGCGGGAGGAACCCGCTGTATCACAAACTGACGGATCAGGGCCAGGAGATCGTCGCCCGGGGTCATTACT